TGCAAGACCTGCCTTCATTAGATTTAAAAAGAAAGCAGACTTGGTATCTTTATCAAATTCTTTATCTAATGTTTCTCTATCATACCCAAGAAGAGCAGTTACTTCATCATTTACATCAGCAAGTGTTGGCTCTTTACCTTCTTTATTCATTGTGGTAAATAAATTATCTGTGAGCTGTTGTACAGTTTTACCACCAAACTTCATACTGTCTGCATCTTCCAAGCCTTTAGCTATATTTGTAGCTGCCACAACACCTTCTTCACCATATAATGTTTTTAATTTTTCAAAAGAACTATTTGTAGGAGGAGCTTCTTTTTCTACCGAATCAGACATCTCTGTCTTACCTCTAATACCTAAATTTGCACCCTCTGGAAATTTAAGCTTTGATTTGTCTAAAATATTTCTATTTTGCTCATTAATTGATGGACCAGCAACTACGTTGGGCTCAATATTTTTATTTTGTTCTTCTGCTTCCGCCTTTAAAACTTGCAAAGGAGTTTCGTTTTGAATTTGAACACCAATATTGTCATCAATCTTTGAACCCAAAGTGTTCATTGCAGTAAATGGATCAGCTATTCTGTATCCTGATGATTTTTTTGTACTATCTACACGCTGATTTAAAACAGGTATAGCATTTAATCCACCAAGCTCATACCCTTTAGCTGCATTCATCAACTCTGGAGATGATGCAAGAATACCCATAGGTTGTTTAGACATACCCGCTTCACGAAACATTTTTCTTTTTAATGGATCATTCATACTATTTCCTACTAATTTGTTTTAGCTGTCGGTGTACCGAACATATTTTGAAAACCACCTGCTTGTCCTACAGCACCTAAACCTGCAATACCAAGACCTAACATTTGAGAACCCATACTTGCACCAGGAGCCGAGGTTGATGAATAAGTTTGTTGTAAGGCTGGAACACCTCTGAAAACATCGGACATAAAACCAACTTGTTGATAAGGTAATGCTTGTCTAGCCATATCATTAGCTCTTGAAACATCTAATGCTTTTTGTGCTTGTCCTTGTTGTAAGCTACCAATACCTAATAAACTATTTACATCTTGAACACCCATTTGTTGTCCTAGTTGACCAAGACCCGCTGTTGCTGTTCCAAGTTGTCCTATAGTTTGACCTAAAGCTCCAGTTGTAGAACCAAGTTGCCCTGTCAATTGTGCTTGTTTTAATTGTTGTGCTGCTTGTTGTTGTGCTGCTTGCATCGCAGTAGATTGTGCTTGTTGAAATCCAGCCGATCTTAACTGCGACCCTGTTCTTGCTTGTTGATCCATAACATTTCTATTAAGCTCTTGCTCTGCAACTGCTTGTCTTGATCCACCAAAAGCTCCTTGTGATACTGCATTTGCACCGAGTTGACCTCTTTGCATGTCACCTTGTCGTTGTATATCTTGGTATTGCTGTTGGATAACATCATTCATATATGGATTCATGTATGATTGATATGATGTAGGATCAAAATTAAAATCTGCGTTACCTGTCTGGTTGATAGCCGAACCTATCGTTCCTAAACCTGCCCCGACTGCACCTATACCTGCACCAATAGCGTCAGTACCTGTTTGCAAAAAAGGTTGATAAGCACCTACTCCTTGCATAGTTGCATCAACGGCACCTTGTTGTCCGGCTGATAAACCTGCTATTTGTTGAGCAGAGTAAGGCATTTGAGAATCAGCACCAGTAAGATCTTTAGCTGTCTGAAATATATCTGCTAAATACTCCTCTTGAAAAGGAGCTAACCTCATAATTTGTTCTTGGGTAGTTTTTTCTTTTTCTGCCATTACGCTACTCTTTCTAATTGCGACATCATATCGTACATTCTTGCTGCACCAACGTCTCTGTCTCCACTACCTGCACCACGAACAGCTTTTGCAGTTACTACAAACTCTCCGTCAGATAGTCTAGCAGGAACTGAATCAGAAGTCCCTGTTCCTGGACCGTTTACTTCTCCACCTGCGGCTACTGTGCGTATGCCATATTTGTCATAATCAGTGACTACTTCTCTTTTGCTTTTTTCTTCATTATTCTTTTTTATTTGATTAAGATACTCTTGCCTCTCTTCGGGATCTGCTCCATCAAAATAAACCATTTTACCTTCATCATCCTCAGTCATTAAGGTACCACCTCTATAATTACCTTCGGCAAAATCTCTTAGTTTGGCATCTTCTATTTCTTTTTCCTCTGCACTCATTAAACCTAGAGCACTTCCTGCTAAAGAGGCAGTTAACATTTTGTTGTTTTTCACAAAATCCATAATTCCGTTAGAATCTGAACCAGTACTTATAGCCTTATTAACTACTTTTTGTTCTCCACCACCACCACCGAAAAATCCAGCCACAGGTGATTTACCAAAATCAAAAGTATCTTTGCTAAAATACTCTTGTCCATCTACTTGTTGACCAAAACCAGAACCACCTGCCATGTATGCGGCACCACCTGCAATTGCGGCATTTCTTAAAGCGTCTTCTGTACTTCGTCCGCCTGCTAAAGAACCTATACCAGAACCTATAGCCGCACCACTAGCACCACCATAATACATCCCAATACCCGCACCTATTACTGGTGCAGCTTTCTTTAATGCTTTTGTTAATTTTTTAAAAATACCCATATCTTATAATACCAACTATTTGCTGTTTGTTCAATACTATATCTGCGATAACGTACTGGTAGTACTTCTGTTTTGTGCATATTCTTGTATGCTTGCTACAACATGTAATCTATTACCCGTTGCTGCTTGAACTTTTAATATTTCTCCACCTTGTAAAACAAGACTATGTGTTAATAATTCGACTGTAGCATTAGCACCCACTGCTGCAACTTTAAATAAACTGAAAACAGTACTACCATTTGTAAGTGTTACTGTAAGTGTGTCTGCATTACCAGAATCTTCTGATACTAAAATAGAATTAATAACAGAAGCATTAAACTCAGCTCCACTAGGAGCTGTATATAATGTAACTACGCCAGTTCCTGTTAAATCTGCTTTTGCATTTGTTATGTTTTGTATATACTGAGGTATCGCATTAATTAACATTATCGTCTTCCATCTGGTTTCATATCGATACGAGGAGTTCCAAGTTTCCAAGCTACTCCTTGATCGGTAGATTCTAATTTTAAACTAAATGATCTGCCTCTAAGTCTAACATCAACAATATCTGTAAATTGCTCTACGGGAGTTATAGATGTTCTAGTTGTTTGCCCAGAAGAATTTGTGTCATATGTACTTCCAGGTCCATTTCTTGCTTGCAATGTAAAGGTAGCATTTGGGTTTCCGGTAGTTGATGTAGAACCATTAAAAGTTATATCCGGTATTAATTGCCTAATAAAGCTAAATTGATAACCATCACCTATATCTAATTGACTTGACTCAACTGATGCAGTCATAGGAGAATCGTCATCATCGTTACCATTTTCATGTTCGTATAAATATTGAGAACCCGCTGCAAGAGGATATCGTCTAACTCCGCTGTCATGCCAAGCTGTTCTTGATAATGTTCCATAGTACCATGTTTTATTAGCATAATTAAAAATAACATATTTGTTATTTTCTTCACTATCAGCAGATGGATAAAACCACCAGACCTCACTCCATTGAGAATTTACACCAGAAATAACTTTATCTTTTTGAGTTTCGTTAAAGTCTAAAAACACTTTATCACGAACAGAGCATGGTATTTGTTGAGCCACACCACCTGCATAAGCATAAAAACTATTTTGACCCATCCATAAAACACTTTCGTCAACAGCAACTGCCGCTTTTGGGCTAATTATAGTAATATTCTTTGAAAGTTCTTGCAGACCAAATGTAAAAGGAGGACCTATAAATCTCATAGAAAATAAACTTCTGTCTGTAAATATAAGTATTTGTTGTTTAGTTTCTACTGCTTGTACAAAACTAGAACCACTACTTAATCTTAAATCTCCAGCAGTATTTGTCGCTGTAGGTGTAAAATCAGTTAAAGATTCTTGAGAGCCAAAACGTATTAACAATGGATCTTGGACCGTGGTTCCCAGAGTATTAGCACCAAATGCAATAAAATGCCTGTCAATGTCAGACACCATTACTTGTTTAGCAACCGTTGGAGTATTAGAAGCCCCTGCTAAAGAAGAGAGAGCTACGGCTTTTGTACCAGTACCATTGGTTTTATCCCAATAAAAAATACCACCATCTCTTGGATTAATAAGTAAATCTTCACCAAAATTATCATGCGACCAGGAACGAATAGTTGCTGTCGTTCCAGAATCAGCTGGGTCACCCCAACCAAAAGTTGACAGATCTGCATTGACCCCACTGAAGCCACCCGCTCCCCAACCATTTCCACCTACTGCCGTATCTAAGCCAACATTAACTTGATAAGAAGCATCTCCACCAGACCCACCATTTCCAGTATCAGAACCATTAGCTGCTATAGTGTCACCACTAGTGTCTTTGGCTACTATAACAAAACTATTAGCATTGGTTATTGATACTATTTGATACTCTTGATTTAAGACTTCTGCTGTTATTACACCACCTAGACTGACGGCACCTGCAAAAGTAACAAAATCATTTACCACCGCACCATGAGAACTATCAGTAACAGTTACATTAGAAGATCCATTTGTACCAGAGAAAGTAACAGAGTTTGTAGATGCTTTGCGAATTGGTGTTATATCTGAAAATTGTCCACTTTCTTCTATGTAGTATTTCAACTGTGTTCCAACACCCATATAATTAGAACCATCTATTGCGATCCAATTATGTAAAGCTCTTGCTGTTCCCAAATAAGTATTGTTAGATTGTTTAACCCAACCACCTATTTTTTCTGGGAAAGAACTATAAAATCTTACTTTTTCACAGTCAAAAAAACCACCCTCGTTAGAGTACGAAGTTATCTCTCTATTTATTCCTGGTCTGAATTTTAAAGAAGTAATTGTCATAAAAAGATTTTACCTCAAACAGTGGATAAATACAATACTATCTAGGAAAGACGTAATATTTGATATTGGAGGATTTAACCCTCTACCCAACCTTTAGTGTTATCTGCTTGGTATAAATCTTCATCCCAAACGTACTGTATGTCATCATCTGGATAAGTTATTGGTGGATTCCATAACCAAGAGTTAGTACCTAATGTCCAACTTGCGTATGGTTTAGGCTCATAAAACACATCATTGACTGCATCATAAGTATACCCTATTCCAGCATAATTTCCTCTTAGTGCAATACCATCATCAGGTTCACCATCTTGTCCATAATGCACATTACCTCTTGTGTTATATGATGTTTGTTTCCAAACAGAATAACCAGTAAGGTTAGTTAGAAAAGCTATTCCATTAGCTTCTTGTTCTACTCCATTAGAATCTAATAGTTCATTATTGTGAACTACTAGAACTTCCATTACTATGTTGTTTAAATCTAATTTTGCAAATGTAGCCATTACGATACAAAACTCCCACTACCTGTAAATTTTAAAATTGTATCTGTACCCGAAGTTGTTACTGTTGGCGAACCTGCTGTTGTTCCTGAATAGCCTGAAGTTGGCATACGAATTATTACCACTCCTGAACCACCAGCACCTGAATTACCATAGTAACCCATATAGCCACCACCACCACCACCAGTATTCGCAGTTCCAGCAGTTCCATTCATGGTTGCACCTTCAGCAATAAAAGCAGCTCCAGCACCACCACCGCCTGCACCACCAGCACCTGCTGCCTCACCTGAATATTTGCTACCTCCACCACCACCACCTCTTGTGACAGCAGAACCTGTTATTGAAGAAGCTAAACCAGCACCACCACTAGCAGCAGAACCACTATTACCACCAGCATTTCCAACGGCACTTGCACCACCACCTCCTCCACCACTCCTAGAGCTATTGCTAGCACCACCATTTCTACCTTGATTGGCAGTTCCTGCACCACCTCCAGAATTCGCATTATTATTTGAACCTCCTCCACCTCCTCCAGAACCACCAGCCCCACCAGCAACGACTGTATAGCCTCCTCTACCACCACCAGTAGAAGAAACAGTTGTAATTCCTGTACCTGAAAGTGATGAAGCTGAACCATTGTTACCATTAGCTCGACCAACACTTGCACCACCACCACCAACAGTAATTGTATAAGTTATGCCTGGAGTAAGAGTGAACGCAGATAAACTAGCTGAATTAGCACCAGAAGCTTCTGAACCAAAAGAATTTCTATAACCTCCAGCACCTCCTCCACCTGATCTATAATAACCAGCACCAGAACCACCCCCAGCTATAACTAAATAATCTATGTCATAGGTATTAGCAGTACCATAAAAATCTTCTCCCATTGTTATTGGGTTACCAGAACTAGGAGCATTACCTTTGTCATAATATTCTGAAAGAGAAATGGGATTAGATCCACCAAACTCTGTTTGTATTTGAGATAAACTAATTGAACTACCAGAAGATGGAAGAGTCATTAACTATACTCCTTTTAAGTCATTAATTTCTTTCTTGAGTTCTTTGATTGCTTCAATAAGAACTGAGGTAATTTTACCATAATCTACTGATTTGGTTTGCATTTCATCATCTGCTGTAAGAACAACCTCTGGTAAAATAGCTTCCATGTCTTGTGCTAAAACACCAACTTGATCTCTAGCATCTTCTACATCATTTCTTTTGTAATAAACGCCTTGCATTTGCATGACTTTATCTAAGCTATTTGTTATTGGCTTTATATCTGTTTTTAATCGTTTATCAGAGAAAGCAGTTACATCATTATTAAAAGTTGCCGCTCCTGCTCCACTCATATCAAGTGTAAGGGCAGTTATTTCAGAACCACCATCTTGTCCTTTAAAAACAATATCTTTATCGTTAACTGATGATATTAATACAAGGTCGCTACTAATATTTCTAAACTCACCAAACTCTGTTCCAGCAGAAAAAAACTTTATATCTCCACCACCTGCATCTAGAATAACATCACCTGCAACGTCTAATGTTAAGTCACCAGTAGATAAAGCTATAGTTGTGCCATCAATATTAAAGTTATCAATATCTATTCCAGCATCAGAAGTTATCTTACCAGTTGATACTAATGTACCAGAAACAGTTTGATTACCAACAATGGCAGTTGTTGTTGCAGTCAACTCTATAGTATCTGTCGCTGCTATATCTAAAACTGTACCACTTGCACCTTGTATAAATTGAGTAGCATCATTAAAACATAATTTATTTGTGCTATTTAATGTAAGTCCAGTTCCATCTGTATGTGTTAATGTAGTATCTCCATCTGCACCAAAAGTTACAACAGCACCATCTGAACTCAAAATTAAATCGTCACTAATTGTAAGGTCATCTTGTACCTTTAAGTCAACAACACTTAATGAAGCAAACACATCTGTAACTGCTGCACCAGAACCTGCACCATCTAAAGAAACAACTTTTGTATCTCCAGGAGGAATAGTTATATTCGCACCAGTACCCTGACTAATAAGTATATTTTGTGCTCCACTTGTGCCGTTTTTAATTATATGCACCCTTTTTAGTGTATTTGGGCCAATAGTAATAGTACAAGCTGAATCTAGTGTTCCAGTATATATTATGTATACTGCTCTTCCTGCGTCACTCGAACCATCGGCTACTGTTGTTGCATGAGTATCAGCATTTGTTGTGATAGCCTCTGTGCCAAAACCTAATGCTTCACCTAATAATTCTAAGTTTGTGTTTGTCGAAGCACCCCATGTACCAGATTCATCCCCCGTTGCGATTTCTTTTAATCTGAGGTTATTAACATATGTTGCCATTATGCTGCCCTTTCAATCCAATTTGCCAATTGTGTTGGCGTAATTAATCCGTAAACTTGTTCTTCTCCAGTTCCACCTGTAGCCTCAAGTCCTGTTAAAGATACCACAGAAGAACCTATTTGTGCAACCCTATTAGAAGAAAGAGCTGCTCCAAATATATTAAGACCTACTAGACTGTCTGTATTTGAAATTGATAGACCTGCTAAAGTTACCGCAACGTCTGCTCCAGCCGTTACTGACTCCGACCCTAATGCCGTTGTTCCTATAACATTTGTAACGGGAGCTCCCGTAGTTGTAAGAATGGTGTAAACGTCAGGAGTATTTCCTGTCCAACCCATAGCACTATGATTAGTACAATAATAATATAAAGTATTAGTTCTATTCGGAATGGTTATTTCTGTGTAAGCTCCAGCGTTTCCTGGAGTCCCACTTGTTGTTACTCCAGTTGTGTATTCTGAACCACCACCATGAGTACCATTTGCAGTTAAACTAAACCTTAATGGATGACCATTATTGCTACTATCGCTTTGATCAAATCTGTAAGTATTCTCTTCGTATAAATCTAAAGTCACATCTGCGGTAGCCGTTGAACCATCTATTGCAAACTTATTAGTTGATCCAACATTGTAGTATGGATGATTTGCAGGATTACCCGCTACAACAGTAACAATCTTTGTAATAGTGGCAGATTGATGTCCACTTATAAGAGCAGAAGCAGAAAGACCAGTTTCAACAACAATACTAGTTCCAGTTACACCTTCGTCACCAACAGAACCAGTTCCGGACAGTCCAGTAGCCACAAATCTCATTTGTGCATCTACTACTTCATTGCCAACAGATACAGTTCCAGCAACTCCGGTGACACTGAAGTTACAATCTCCAAGTATTGTTGGAGTTTGAATTAAACCTTGAGCAACATTTGTGGAAGCAGGAATAACCTGTCCTACATCGGCAAAAACACCTCCACCCCAAATGTGTCCACCCCAAACAGAATTACCCCATCCAGATAAAAACTCAGTTGTACCAGATACTCCAGTAACAGAAAAAGTTATTGGTATTTTAGGAAGAACATTGCCAACGGTAGTTGTACCAACTACTCCAGTTGGAGTAATAATAAAAATACTACTGGCAGATACAGTACCAACAGAACCAGTTGCTTGAAGACCAGTTTCTACGACAACACTAGTTGCTGAAACACCTTCATCACCAATTTCTCCAGTTCCTGCAACACCAGTAACAGCAAAAGAGGTATTACCAATACCTCCCCAACCTACTGCGTCCCAAGCACCTTGACCCCAACCGTTAGCCATAACGGTTCACCTTTAAGCTATACGAATTATAGCGTTTGAAGCATCAGCAGTTGGAAACTGAACAGTAAATGTACCTGATGTAGATGTCTTATTACTTGAAAAATCTAGCACAGCCACAGCTTTATCACCATTAGTGTCATTATATATTAATGCACCCATAGCAGTGATAGTTGCTGTAGTAAAACTTATATCAGCAAAATCTGTAAAAGCAGTTGTGCCAGAAGTAGCCGGAGCTACTTTTGTTAAAGCTCCACCACCAGCAGTATAGCTTCCACTATTAGCAACTTCACCAGTTGTTGTGTATGCAGTTGACGCAGCTCCTAATGTTGCAGTAGTAGAAGATTTACCACCACCACCTTCTGCATAAAGTGCTAATTTAAAAGCATTTCCGTTTGTCGCAAAGTTATGTGTTCCTAGCATCAATTCTTGTTTAAATGATGTACACATCGCTTGGGCTATAGCCATGTTATAATCTCCTTATATATTCAGCCATTTCTTTATGACCATTTAATTGTAAAGCTTGAATTATAGTACCACGCTCTTCTTTTCTTGCCAAGAGCAGATAGTGATAGAGCACATGTTTAAGATGTTCTCTAAATTGATTAGCTTGTTGCCTTATATGTGCGGGAGCTTCGTCAGAAATACTAACTATCTTAGCAACGGCTAAATCAGCAACTTGCTCGTTTGTTAGACCTCCCTTATCTGAAGTCATTACATTAACACTTCCTACATTGCTTATTCCTAGTTCAAACATTTTTACTCCTCATATGTTACACCTGCTATATCTTCTCTACCTACTATATTAGGTTTTTCTTCTATTGGATTTGGTGGTTCTAATTTAGACTTTCTTGTAATTAACATGCTACCTTGTGTCACTGTTGAAACAATAGGATCTTCTAGTCTGTGATAGCCATATAATTTTTGATCGTCTGGAACATTAGTATCTAATAAAGAAGAATTATGAGCTATATGAATTTTTATTCCTTTTGCAGTAGCTATGGCTAACCAAAACTCACAACATCCTCTACCTGCTTCAGCAAAGGCTACATTTTTATGAGTAAAATCGATACCATATAAATGGATATCCGATACTTCTTGTGCTACGGCATAAGCAATACTGTAGGCAACAGTATTATTTAAGTATGCATATTTAGTTTTTTCGAGTACCTCTTGTAATGGATATTCAACAACATCTGGACATCTCTCGTCTAAAATACACGAAAATATAGGTATATTTAATTTAGCTTCTAGTCTTTGTTTCATAATGTCTGTTTGCTTACCTGCAAACTTTTGATCCAAGAAACGAGAAGGTGGATCCATCATAAACACTTTATCATGATAAATAACACCAGCCATAGCATTTATTGCCCAGACTTCATCAAAATGTTCACTTCTAATTTTTGCTAATATATATTCTGAAAAGCTATTACCTAGCCCAACAATTGCTACACTCTTATCTTTCACATCGTTACCTTTACTGTCGTCTGACTCTAGGTAACCCGTCTCTGTAAGCATCACTATTTTCTTGACCTTCACCATAAACTTTAAGTCTGCTTATGGCTTCTCCGTATCTTTGTGTGTATAAAGCTAATAAATCTGCTTCGCCTTTCATAAAAGTATAAGCTTCAATTAAACAAGCATATAACAAAGCGTCTGGAGCATTTGTCCCTATCCAAGTAGTTCCATTATCATCAGTTGTTATAGAAGCAGGTCTATAGAAATAGTGCATCTCAACAGTGTAATTTGAATCTGGAGTTGGACCAACAATAAAATTATCAACATCAAAGGATGCGTAATATTTAGGAGAACCAGTTGTAGATGGATTAGGGTTATATTCTTGAATAAAATTAACGTCTTTTTGCAAAAGAAAAACATTTTCATTACTTGCGTTTACAAAAGATAAGGAAAACGAGGCTAAATAATCTGAAGGCTTTTGTAGAAACTGATTACCACTACTCATTGTACCAGTTACATTTTTTCTAAAATAATCTAAATCAACACTTTTAAAGATTCTTTCTTCTGCGTTTATTATAATGAAGTCAAGTTCACCTACAAAAGTTGACTCACTATTTTGTGTCCAATCTTGTATGGATTGTTTTAATGTTGTTAATGTAAAGCTCATGATGTACTCACTGTAACTGTTCCAACACTAGCCGTAGCCACATAACTTGTCAACTTTTTTCCTATGATTCCGTCACCAGTGCTTGTGTAAACTGCAAAAATAGTTGTTTCTGTATCTTGATGTGGTCGTGGTTGATACAAAGCTGTCGGATCTGGGCCTGGTTGACTAGGTTTTAGTTGTGGGTGTTTAATTTCATATTCATCAGGACCAACTTTCAAGCCATTCCATTCGGTTTTCATTTCTCGCAAGCGATAACGAAATCCAGAACGATCTGAAAATCCCCATGCTTTTTTTCCTGTTGCGTACCTAGCCATTTTTCTTAAAACTCATTTTTATTCTTTCTTCTAAATGCCCAATCATAACCCTTCTCATGTATTCAGCTCTTGCCAAATCTGTAAACGAGTACTCACGAATATCATCATTATCAACTCTAATAGAAAAATTATAGAACGCTCCAGACTTTTTAATAGTAGAAGCACTACCAGAAGCTATCTTGCTAGGACTAACTAATGTTCCAAATTTTGTTTCAATAATATTTGTCATATCAATAACTATAGTAGGACATGCTAGGTGTTAATTTTAAAGGAGTGCTATTGGCATCCTCGGCTGCTGCTCTTTGAAACTCTTCTTCATAAACGGATTTTAATAGCTGAATTCTATCTGGTGCTTTTTTCATTGCTAAATAATAAGCAAGACCTGCCACCATACAAGGAAGGAACCTAAAAGGTGTGTCTGCATTGTTAACTAAACTATCTGCATCTTGAATACGATTTACAAAATAGTAAACTAAAGTATAGGAAGCATTTGGTGTTGACCATAAAGTAATGGTTGGAATAGTTTGTCTATCAAAAAAGTATTGACTTGGTTGTCCAGTGCTTGCTTTATTAGGGATAGTTAGATACTCACTTCTACTCATTTGACTTAATGTGAAGTCTGTACCGCTACTATTCCTTAAAACAACTTCCAAGAGATCGACATAAGTAGCATCGAAAGAATAAGTTGCCGTTCCAGAAACAATAGATGTAGTAGCTTGTGTAACAGTCCACATGTTAAGACCACGATTTGCCCAATCAGCAAACATAAGATTCAATGAACGTCTAGCTGTTTTTGCGTCATATCCAGTACGCATCTCCAAGCCACAACGCTCATAAGCCTCTTCTATTATTTCACCGACATCTAAGTCGAAATCTCTTGAATTTGATGTTGCCATTTACTACACCGAAATTTGTTTAGGTAACTTTTTTTTCTTTTTCTTATCACTTACAAAGTTTTTATTACCAATTATATTACTTGTGCCTTTACTAATAAGCTTATAGCGACCAGTTTTCTTTTTAAAATCACCTTCAGCATTTCTTTTAGTTTCTTTGACGGCTTTTTTTATACCAGATCCGATACTATCAAAAAAGCTACTCTTCTTTTTTGCTGCTTTAGGTTTATTAACTTGAGAAGAACCACCATCGATACCTGCATTAGATGATTTCATACTAGACACTATTTTATTTGCTCCTCTTGGTGCTTTAGGAGGAGGTTTTGGTATTGAAGATGTTTTAGTAGTGTTAGTAGTTTTTTCAACTTTTTTACCGTCTCTTCTCTTTAAGCCTTTTTCGTTATTTAAATAGTCTCTTAATGAAGTAAAACCTTTTGCCTTAATCATTGCAGGTGTTACTACTTTAGGCTTGTTTGTACTTGTTTTAGTTTTAGTCTTAGTTTTGTTCTTATTTTTATTACCACTAGCAAAATCTGACCTATCTTTGTTGGTGTTTTTTGCAGCATTCGTGTCAGCAGTAAAGGTGTTAACTCTTGGTTTTACTCCTGCATCAGATTCAAAAGTATTCTTCATTTTTGAAGTATTTATTTTTTTTCTTTTTTGCTTATTTGCAAAGTCCGAAGTATCTGGTTTTGTTTTTTGGGTTGAAAAATCTGATTTATCAGGCTTAATTATTTTTTTCTTTTTTTTAATTCCAAAGTCCATTATTTTTTCCTTCTTTTTAGTGATGCTACTCTTCTAGGTTTACCCGAAGGTTGACCCAACTTATTCTTCTGATTTATTCTACTACGTTTTTCAGTAGAAGTCATCTCCGAAGACGTTTTCGGAGTTTTTGAAGAAACTCTTTTGCTTGGACGGCAATAAGGTGTACCTCTTTTTTCACCTTTTTGACGACCACAAGCCTTACCCGTTTTTACATCTTTCCAATCTTCCTTAAACCATCTCTTTAAGGCTAATCCTGCTTTTGTTTTTCTAACTGCCATTATGCATACTTTGTAACTTTACGTTTTTCATTTAAGACCTTGCCACAACCTCTTGCAATATTTTTCTTACTTGATTTTCTTTTTGTAAAAGCCTTACCGTTTTTAGCGGTAATCACACCACCATCTGCTTTTTTCTTTGACTTATTTCCATAATTAGCAGCACCTACCTTACGACATTTTGCAATCGCACCTCCAGCATAGGCACTTGGAAAAACTTTAAAGCTTGCTTTTACTTTTCGATAACATGCGTCTTTTGGCATTTTTTAATTCCTCTATTCCAGTTACCTTGTAACATCTACAAGACCATTTTTTCTTTCCACATTCTAAACAGTACTTAACAGGACTTCCTCTGAATATTTTTTGTTTTTGTTTTTCTTTTTGGTCTTTTTTTATTTCCACTTGAAGGTGATTTTGTTATTTGTTTGCTCATCGAGCTTCGCATGATTGCCATCTATTGCTCTCCTTCTTATAAAGTCTTCCCATAAAGGTTTAATCATCTCGTGGTTCTGAGAAACTTTTTCTGCCATAATAGCTGTTCTTTTATCCACTTCAACTAAAGTTAGGTATGACCAACCAATAGCTCCTGCAAATAATACTATACAAACACCTGTTGATACGTCTTTAATATTCATTAGCACTTCCACCTTTTACGAGCTTGTCTTAAACGGCTATTAGGATCTTTTGCAGCTTTAGGAAACTTCTTCATCTGCCCAGCTGATCTTGCACAATATGACTTACGTCTCTTTGCAGCAGTGCTACCTTTTTTAACTTTGCCAGTAACAGCTGTTTTTAACTTACTTCCAGGATTGTCTCTACGATATTTAGCGACACCCTTTGCAGTCATACCTGCACCCGATTTGGTGGGACGCTTTTGCCCACCACCTATGGTGTGACCCTTCATAGTACCTTTTTTCTTTTTCTCAGCCATATTAAAAGCCTATGCGTGAAAGTAACTCATCATGTCCACTGTAGTAGTAGTCCAAACGATATATAAACCACTACCAAATACAACACCATTTTGTGGTATTGTGTTATCCACTGTAGTATTATCTGTACCTAGTGTTCTAGCTTTAAATAAAGCAGACCCACTATTGTTAGGATCACCATCAAAGAATTCAACAACGCCAGCAGTTCCACCAGAAACTATCGAATAGCCTTTTAATCTGGTTCTTTCTACATTAACTACTTCTGCGGCAGAGGTTGTAGTTCCTGCTACAACGGTTCCCGCTGGATCACCAACGGCAGTAATACTCGCAACTGTTCTAAAGAAATTTGCACTTGTAGCAGTTGCTGAATCAACACCTGTAAGAGACTCTGTTATAGCATCTCCATTAATACCAGTTCCTACAATAGTAAAAGATATACCTGAATCATCACTTCCTGAAGTAATTTCTATTTTTCTTGCTGCTCCTGCTAAAGCTATAGCATTACCAGAGTGTAAAGCACCACCTATTACTAAAGCGGCATTATTGGCTACTTGTGCTGATGCAGAAATACCATCTGGATCTGCAGCTATCTCGTCAGTTATAAAGGCAACTTTTACGTCTGATTTACCACCCGACATACTCATATTAATCTCCTTCTAAAAGATGGGGGTATAAAACCCCCATAAATTAAGCTTCGTAGCCCATCAATTCAATGAATAACTTACCAGCAGAGTAATCTGCATCTGTTGCAGCACCAGTTGTTAAGTATAAAAATTCATCTGCGGCTGGAGCGGCAGCAAAGAAGACCTTACTTCCTAATGTTGCATCACCTGCGTTGACCAATAGTGTTTCTGTTAAGCCAGATATTAGACCATCCTCAACACCAGTACTCTCTGTAGCAGAGTGTATGTTGATGTCTGGGTCACCACCTGCTGGTGCTTCAAAACATTCCATACTACCTGTTAAGATTGTACCGTTTTGTGCAGCAGTTATCTGACCAATGTGACAAACTAAAGCAGTTCCGTTAACACCAATAATGTCAGCACCACCAGTTGATCTCAAACCAGTTAAGTCAATTAGAATTCTTGTTGTGATTATACCACCAACTCTTTGAACAGAACTTCTGTAAATAGTTCCAGAGCCTGTTGTAATACCAGCTCCAGCTTCTACTGAAAGTGTATTAGCATCAAAAGATGTAATACCACTTGAGTTAATGCTTGATTGTGTAGTAATTGCTCCAGTTGTAGCGTCTTTACTTATTGTAGTAAATCCACCTTCTGATCGGACTGGACCCGAGAAAGTTGTATTAGCCATGTCAATCTCCTTGTCTTGGCAAATGTCAGTCAGTTTATCCGACTGTCAAGGTTTAGTTTATTATACACAAAAAAGGGCAGTATGTAACTGCCCTTTTTTTAATTAAAGTTTTTAAAGCTTACGCTCCTGGTGAACCAAACACGGCACGAGGATCAGAGAAACCAAAAGAATATCTTTCTCTTGCTTTATATCTCATGTTTCCTGTCTCGAAGTCTGGATCCAT